TGGGCAACCATCTGAGCATCTTGAGTCCATTGCTCCCATAAGATACGAGAGTTTAATAGAACTGTGGCCTTCTTAACGATGATTGCACCACACGATTGTAAGAGAGTATTAAATGAGCTATGGAGGCTTCTAACTTTTAGATGCCTACCATCTATTCCTCGTAAAAATCCTTGTTGCTTTGCTCGTGCTTCAACATCTTGTTTCAGCATCCCTAAAGCAGGGTTTCTACTCAGAAACTTTTTACGTAGATCCTTGCCTTCCTTAGTAGAACCATTAACGATTTCACCAAGTTTTCTATCCCCTGCGGAATAAATAAAGGCATATATCAAGGTTTTTGCTTGGTTTCTGGTCGGTAAACCTGCAGCTTCTTGATTACTAGAATGGATGTCTCCATTCAGGATTTCATCAACCATCTTGCCTTTATCAAAAGGATGCAAGTAATGAGCGAGACATCGCAGTTCTAAACCTGCAACGTCTACACCCACTAACTTGTGTTCAGGAGGACTAATGAACAAACTTCTACATTCCTTACCATAAGGAACATTAACCGATGGCACCTGAGCAATGTTAGGACTGCGATGTGTACATCGACCTGTGACTGCTCCATTAGTAATGACACTTCCATGGATACGAGTACCCTTCACTAACTTTAACCAAGCGTTATTGCCTTCTGCTAGTTGTCCTAGCCTCTTGGTAATTAGCTTATATTCAGATAGTGGTTTTGCTTCAGGGTACGAAAGTGATCCTAAGACTGTTTCATCTAATTTAGGTTTTCCGTTTTCGGTAAATTCTTTTGGTTTCCACTTATATTTTAAAAGAAGAACATCAGTAATATGGTCGTTACTATTAGGATTAAATATAATTGTTTTCTTTCGATTGATAGGAACTCCTGCTTTATAACCTCGAGACTTGTTATCCCTTTTAGGTATAAAGACTCCATCATCTTTTTCATAGGGTGGAAATATTTTTTGTAATTCATCATTTAATTGACTTCTCCTTGCTTGTAGTTGTTGAGTTAATTTTTCTGCTGCAGGGATATCAAACATAAATCCTTTTTCTTCTTGCTTCAGAATACATTTTTGAAATTCATGTTCTAATCGAAGAGACTCTTCAGAATATTTTTTGCTTATAATTTTTTCGTAGAGTAAGTAGTTTAATTCTACATCTCGCTCACAATAAATTTGCATTTCTTCTGACCACTCTGACCAATTTGTTGTTTGACCAAAATCACCTTTATGGAAATCTAATCGATGACCCCAAGACTCAAGGCTATGTTTACCTATCATCTTACTTGGGAAAGATTTATCGATACTTATCTTTCGAAAATCTAAATCTTTGATATCTGCCCATATTAATCTGGAGGCTACTATCGTATCCATGAGATCAGCTTTGGTATCCCAATCGGGATGAACTAATTTGATGGCAGGGATATCAAATTTAATAATGTTATGACCTATTAATAAGTCTGCTTGGCTTAATATCTTAAGACCTGCTTCAACCTGATGAGGTCGAAAGCTTTGAGTTTCTTTAGTTTCTATGTCTTTAATAACAAGACAATGGATAGTGTCCATTGTGTCTAACAATCCATTCGTCTCAATATCAAAGACTAATTTTTGTTTAGTCATTAATACTCCTTAATTTTAGTGGGTGATTTCTATTCTGATTTTGTCTGTATTTGGCATAAAGTATGCCACCTTTTCCATAGCATCCTGTACCACCTGGGCCGACTTGTAGTCGTGGCAGTAAATAATAGGAATGACATTGGGAAAGTTATTGGCTTTGTAGACTGCTCTCATCACAATAATAAAAGTATTGCGAGTAGTCCTTTGATCCTTCTTACTTAGTGTTTTGAAGAATGGGTCATTGAGAATGTAGTCCTCTACAAAATCAATAATTTGTTTCTCGGCTTTCCTGTCCATTGGAGAGTTGCATGTTACCCAATTCGAGAAGTCGACCTGATTTGTCATCGTATTGTAATTGACAGGCCACTCCTGTCTTTCCTAAAAATCTGTTTTTAAGAACTCTGATAGTCATCATGTTTTTATTTTCTTCATCTTGTTGATTTCGCTCACACCCTAAAACCATATCGCTAAGTTGAGCGATTGCACCACTGCCTCTAAGATGACCAAGAGAAGTTCGGGCTCCATCAACATGGTCTCGGTTTCCTTCTAGTCTTTTTAAATGGCATACTGTGATAAGTGCGATATTCAATTCTTGAACTAACTTTCTTAAGCTAGTCATTAAGTTATCAATTAATCTTCTTTCATCTCCATCGTTGATACCAGATACCAAGATATTGATGTGGTCTAGAAAGACATACTGACAACCCATTTGTTTTAGGTTTCTGATTTTGTTTAAGATAGAACTAATATCTGAGCTACCCCAGTGTTTATCGAAATAAATTCTACCTGCAAACTTATCAAACTTTTCTTTTAATAATTTCTTATCAATAAGTTGACTAACTGCGGGGTCGTGTAACGGAAGGTTCTCTTCAATAGACAAGATACCTAGAGCGGATCGCTCAGTATTCTCTTCATAAGCTAAGTAACCAACTTTATGACCTAGAGAAAAGATGTGATGGGCTATTTCACGACAAACGGAGGATTTACCGATACCTGACCCTGCGGTTAGAGTCACTATTTCCGATGGTCTAATACCACTGGTTAGTGAATTGAGTTGTTCGTATGGGTACGGAATAGAAGGCTTTTCAAGATAATCAAAAAGAGTATCCCAAGTATCTTCCCATGCGATAATGCCATCAGGTCTATAAAGCCTAGCATTATAAATACTATTTGTTAGCTGTTGGCTTTTATGATTGACCACCATTTCATTGGCATCTTTTAATTCTAAATCTGCAATTTTTGCTTTACCTGCAGGAATGATTTTTGCACATTCTACTGCAGCTGCTTTTCCTACTTCATCATTATCAAAACAAAAGACAACACTTTGAAATTGGTCTATCCAATTCAGATGTTTAGCTACATATTTTGCAGCTGATGAAACACCCATTGGAATAGAAACAACAGCATAGGTATTTTTAAAGCAATGTTGACTGATAGTAAGAGCATCAATTTCACCTTCAGTGATGACTAACATCTTACCACTATTATAATTTTGCTGACCATACATTAAGATGTCCGAAGTATCTCCGATCCATCTAAATTGTTTATCTTTAGTTCTTAATTTTTGAGCTACTAACTCACCTTGATTATTGTAATAGTTAGCTATCTGATAATTATCATTACATTGATATCTAAACTTACTACATGTATCAGCAAATATTTTTCTTCTTGGTAAATCTAAATATTCACCTCTGATAAATTCTGTGTTTTTGGGTTTGTTTGTCATCTGTATTGGTTTGATAATATCTGAGGGTGGTTCGTAGTAACCGCAGTTATGGCCAAAACAATATGCATGTCCATCAGTGTAACGAGCTAAGTTATCCTTGCTGTTACACTGAGGGCACGCTTCGTGATGAGCGAAAGTTGAATCATTATCAATCTTCAGATTTGTTTTCACTGTTATCCTTCCCATCAATTAATCCGTTATTGATTAACCATGCTTGAACATCAAAGGAAGGACAAAACTTGGAAGAGACTTCGTTATGACCTATGACTTTAGCCATAGGATATTCTCCCATCATGTCTTGTATTAATGTGTACAAAGATACCCATTGATCTTCAGTGAAATTATCTTCGGCAACCTTGTGATCCTCTTGGGTCACACCACCTACCATACAAATACCAATACTTTCTCTATTCATTGACTTTACATGAGCTCCGACTTCTTCTAATTCTCTACCAATTTCAACAGTTCCATCTCTTTTGATGACAAAGTGATAACCGATTTTGAGGAAGCCTCTAGAGCGATGCCAGTGGTCAATAGTTTTTGCATCGATATCCATTGATGGCTTTGTAGCGGCACAATGAATAACAATAAAATTAGTTTGTTTTCTTGGCATTGTTTTCCTTTATCCACTCATGTGGAATTTTTTCTCTGGCATATTGAAAGCCAAAACGCTCACACCAAGCGGCATAAGTTGTTTTAGATTTCTTACCAATTCTTTGGTTGGGGTTGCTAAATACAAAACGGATATCGTATTTGTCACCGAATTGTTTTTTTATGATTTTATGTTTTTTTCTGTCAGCAGTTGGAAACTGACCTTTGGTTTCTACAATTATATTATTAGGTAGAATAAAGTCAGGTGTGTAATATGTTTCTTCTGCAGGTTTTGTATACCTAATCTTTAAAGTCTCATATTCAAATTCCACACCTAACTCTTGTAATTGTCTAGCTACTCGTTCTTCTAAACCAGAACGATATCTAGTAATTGGCGGCAGCATTTTCTTCCTGAGGTTTTTCTTCTGCAGGTGTTGATACTTCCTCTGCTTGTGTAGACGGACTACTACTTCCATCAAAACCTTCTTCTTCTGAAAATCCATAGGTCTCAGCCGAGCCTCCGCCTTCAACTAGTTCTAATATTTGCACACCTTTTAATCTTAAGGTGACACCTAATCCTGTGGCTGCCACATTGTAAGGTGCAATCGCAAAAGAAACTTTTGCAGTTGTGCCACCCCAAATAGCTTTAGCTACTAGAAATGGATTACCTTTGGCATCAAAGATTTTAGGTTTCTGTTCCCATGTTGTACCATCCGCTCTGATACCTCTTGCCTTACATTTAAAAGTAAATGTGTAAGAGCCATCATCGGATTTTTCGAAGGGCATTTTTGCTCTCTTCTTAACTGTAGGATGCTGAGTTGCATATTGATCCAAAGATTCTTGGATTATATCTACTAGTTCATTAGCTGCGTCTGCATCTATGACACGCAGTTGAGTCTTGTAAACCCCATCTCTGTCGAATTTAGTATCGGGAGAATTTAAATGAGGGTAAACAAGTGAACCCCTAGGGGTAACGTTTATTTTCATATTGTTTTCCTTTCACGCTGAAAAGCGTTTATTAATAAAAATGAGCTAAAAAGTTTAGCTCTCTAAGAGTGGTGGTTATCTTGCGATATGACAAGAATAGTATATTTTAGAAATTAATATAGATTCCGAACTTAAGAGTTTAAGGCTAATGTCATTGTCTTAATTCTGTTTCGTTTGGGGTAGCCCTATGGGCTACCCTTTTTAGTTTCTCACTTAAGCAAAGAAATACTTGCTGTCTTTAACATCGTGAATATTAAGTTTTCCCATCTCAGGAATAGGTGTGAGTTTGGCCTGCAGTTTTGGACTTAAAATGCCATAGATATGGTCTCTAAAAGTTTCCAAAACATTCTCTTCAAACATCTCAACAAAGACCTCACGTAAACATTGACCCATTGTTTCAATGTTAGTGGCGTGAGTTCCATAGCTATCATGGATCATTTGAAAATCTGTGATGCCTTTGGTTCTACATTTATTGACTGTCAGCATCATCGCTGCAGCATCCAATGAATGCACAAAGTTTGCAGAGATACCTTGAGCTTGCCTTCTTTTATTTATCTTCTTCTTATCTTCAGTGATAGTTAGTTTGATAATTTTATCACCAAGCTTGGTTTCTATTCTACGATGGTTGACTTCTTGATAATGCTGTTGCACCCAAAACCCAGTGCATACTTTCCAGTTAATTGGAATGTTCATCTTAGCTGCAAGTTTAGAAATATTCTTTAACCACTTCATCGCTTCTTTAGCTTTGATAACGGTGCTTTCAATATTCGTCCAAATTGCACTCGCAAGATATTCCGAGGCATACATGAGTTTATCACCAAAAGGATTGTGTACTCCTAGATCCATTTGTTCTTGCACATACTTTTCTACGTATTGTCGACAAGCTCTCTTGGTTCCACTATAAGGCACAATCATCACACATCGCTTACAAACTTTACGATTGACTCCGTAGTCTAGCCAAAGTTTTGCAAGTTGTTTTTTTGTAATAGGATACTTACGGTGAACTAAATCATCTGATGTTTCTAGTTTTAATTGAGCAGTAGTTTTATCACTAACAATCCCATAGATGTCTTGAGGTTTATCACGAGGTGTTAAGTTTGTAGCTTCACCCCCTACTTCATCTCGTAGCATCAAACTAAAGATTTGCAGTCCATTACAACTACCATCAATCGCTATCGGTAAATGGGTATAATGGTTTTTTCCTTTTTCCATAAAACCATTCCACTCAAAACAAGCTGCAAGAAAACTAAAAGGTTTATCTGCAGACCTCCAATAACTCATCGTACCAAGAGGATCATTGGCTACACCACAAATTTTATCGGAGTTATCTTTTGTCCATTTTTCTCGGTCATCTAAAGATAATTTATCTTCACCAAACATATTGGCAGTATGAATAGCTAACCAATAACCACCCTTTTCATTATCACCCATTCTCTTACCTTCACTAAATTCTAATAAGGCTCGAGAGAACTCAGCTCCTTGGGGTTCTAAGAATGCAGGCATCGGGTAAGCACGTCCTCTAAAATCCAACTGATGAGGAAAGTAAATATTATCCTCTTGTTGAAATTTCTTAGCGAGCTCTATTAATGCAGATACTTGTATTTTCTTAGAGGTATTTTTGGAGTTTCTTTCATAGACTTTAGAGGCCTTATGTTTCCAATCTACCCATTTTTCCCTGTTATCAGCATCTTTTTTCCATTCTTTAAAACCTTCTGTGTCTGAAGTATCAAAGGGTTTTGGTGGTAATTCATCTTCATAGCGTGAAGGAAGTTTACCAATGACATGGCCTAGTTCCCAAACAGCTTCTAATACCTGCAGTACAGGCTTATTAATTCGCCATTTAGTATTTTGAACACCATTAACAGCATCAAATACGGGAGCCATTTCATCGTCTCGGTTCTTTAGATCGCTCAAGAAATTACTAGTCTTGGTTTTAATAAAGGGTTGTTCTAAGTCTTTGGTTAAATAACCACCCTTATAGATACCTGTCCATTCCTGAGGTGGTACCACCATAGGATAAAATTTAGGAAACATATGGCATAACTTGCCATTAGTATCTTCTATTAGTTTTAAGACTGCAGGTTGAGCCTCTAAAAATATAGGGGTTTCATTCTTAGCAGTGGTTCTTTTTACATGGTGAACCAAACCAGTCACCTGTTCAATAATAGTAATACAGTGAGTTCCTAGGTGAAGTTTATCACTAGGTGACCAAGGCTCCCAATCTATTTCCATCTTATTCATAGAATGGGTCATCACTGTTTCTTTGTGTTTATATTGTTTTCTCTTTACGTCATCTAATACAGCTTGGAAATATTTAGGTTTGATTTTCTCAAACTCCCTATTTCTAGCTTCGGCCTCTAATGCATGCCCAATAGCTATTCCTACCTTTTGGACTAATTGTGAGACCGTCAGATTATTCATGATAGTTCTCAAGATTATAAAAGCAGCAGTATCAAAAGTTTCTTTGCCTTCGTCTCGGATATTTTCGAGAAGTTTTAAAGAAAGCATTCTTCTACCAATAGTTTTCGTATCTACTTGCTTTTGTAGCTCCGCACTTACTGCTTCCAGATTTTTCTTAATAAGTAACTGTCCATGGTCAGTAATACTTTCTCTGCCATTTTGTGTGTTACTTTGTGTTGATCTTAGGAAATCCTCTACACCTGTGGTGACCATTTCCTGTTCTAGTTGGTACTGACGATGGTATCTATCCTTTTTGACTTCTGCAAATTGTTGGGTAGTTGCACCACCAATACCAACCTTTAATAGCTCATCAAGATTAGCCATTTATACGCTCCATTTCTGTCTCGAATAATCTCGAATATCTCGAGTATTTCGTAGACGACTGAGCCTTGAGTTGTGATTTAGCAAGGATTGTTAATCCGATATGCCCTCGCTAAAAAGAGGCAGTTATTACTTAGTTTTTGATGTAGATATTGAGACTTGCTATATAGAAATTCTCGAAATGCAGTATTTTGAATCTGCAACGCCGAAATAATATATTGTTTTTCAACGTTTATACAAAACCTAATTCGAGATCTCGAGTGTTTCTCGAATTTTAGTACGAGTAAACACTCAAGCAAGTCTCTAATTCTACGTATCGGATTCAGACTTGTCATATGACAACTCTCATATAACGGGTTGATAGTCCTATCCGAAGCCTTATGCACTTATTTTACCACCTTTAATGGGGAAATGTTATTAGTTTTAACACTTTCATCTGGGCGATTTAGGATATCATAAGTATTCCTAATAGCGGCTTCCGACTCTTCGTAGTACCCCATAGTGGTAGCCATATCGACATGGCCCGCTAGGTTTTTTACAGCAATTGGATCTAGGTGTTTTACGTCAAAACAATTTGAAATAAATCCACCACGAGTGCTATGCCAAACCAAGTTTTTCATATGTTTAAACCCTGAAAGAGTTTTTAGACGGTTAAAGCGATGCAGTATTGAACTGCCAGTAAAATGCTCACCATCAGTTTTAGTAAAAACGTAGTTTTCACCAAACTTATTATATGAATGTTTTTGAAAGATTTCATAGGCTTTATCTACCAAAGGTACAGTGTGATCTCTGTTACCTTTAAAATCCTCATAACTAATTTTTATAATAGGAATTTTACCCCTCATTATAAGTTGATTAACCTTCAATAAAGATACGTTAGACCTACGAAGTCCAGTGAGTAAAGTGAATAACAATAAATCTGCAAAGATATCCATGTCATCCTCTTGTAACTCATAACAAGTTTTCAGCATCGTTTCTTGAATATCTGGAGTCAAAGCCATTCTCTTGGTTTTGTTTTCAGTTATTCTTTTGATCTGAGGTAAGCTTGTCATACCACTGAACCCTGCTTCATGGGCAACTTTGAGCATCACAGATAATGCAGATAATTTTCTATTAACTGACCCTTCTGTGTTCTCATGTTTACATTCCTCACCTGCAAGAAGTCTTTCTTTTAACTTCTTAATTTTATCATGAGTTATCTCATGTAGCTGAGTATGTTCACCTAACAACCTCTTAATAATATTAAGATTGATAGTTGCAGTTTTAATAGTCGACTTCTTTCTCTTTTCTCTAACCCATTCAGCAATAGTTTCATCAATTGCTTTGGCTATTGTCCAAGAGATCTCAGGCTTATTATCTGGATTTATTGGAGTACCAGATTTTAATGCAGCTACTGTTTCATCTTTCCACTTTTGTAGAGACCTAACAATAACTTCCTCTGGCGTTTTATCGGTGATTGTCATCGACTTGGAGTCACGAATGACTTTACCTTTTACACTTACGCTGATTTCACATTTAACACCTTTGCCACCATTGGTGTAAGACATGCCTTTAGTGTTTTTGACGATTGACATCAGTTGCTCCCTTCATTTCAATTTCCTGTCTTTTTTTCATCCAACGCTTTTTTGTGGCAGGAACTAAATTAGGAAATGATTTTTCAAACAAAGTTATATGTTGTTCAATGTCAGGTAGTTTTTTATTAACAATAAAATCAATTTCTTCCTGAACATCTTCAGCATTAGGTTTCGAACGATCATACATTTGCATATGTTCGATATCATTACAGTCCTCAGTCCAAAAAAGGTACATCAGTCTGGCCTCAGCTTTGTATATTTCATGCACAATGTCGTTATATTCAGACATCCTTCTATTATTCTGGATATCTTCTTTAGTAACAGGATTAGCACAGTCCATATTGATGCCTCACATTCTTTACTGCGTCTTTTAATGAAATAAGACCAGTAATTCTTGATTTACTACCTTTGAATTGTCTTAGCATAAAACCAAGCTTTTGTTCTAATAGAGCTATTTCTACAGAGATTGCATCAGCATCCTCTTTTTCATAGCCATATACTCTTAGATGATCCATATCATCCATGAAAAGCCTAGAGTGTAGACTTTCTATTTCTGCTCTGATGTCATTTAATTCATCAAAGTATTCGTTTGCTTTTGTCATTGTCATTA